AAGTTTTTAATAAAATCTTCGCTAACTGGTGCGTCTTCGTTATCATCATCGGTGATGACAAGGAATTTATCAGCGACTTGTTTATTCCACGTTCCGGCGTCGAAACTGAACCGCCCACGTGCTGGCATGATTACCGAAGCTGAACCATATAACGCGTCAAGCGCGCCTGTGATGATACTTTTACCACTGCCGGGCGCAAAACCAAGCATGAGGTGTTTCTTAACGTCTCCACGTTCGTCATCGGTGTTAGTGAACGGATAGTTCATGATGTCAGACCATACGCCCGGCCACAACTCGCCTTCGAGCCATTTTATATACTTTTCAAGTGCTGCGTTCGGACGGTAATTGTAAATCGCGTCCGGATACATTGATTCTAGTGAATATTTATCCTTAGCAATGTACTTAACAACATCGTGCAACAATTCACCGGCTTCTTCGGTAGCCTTATGTTGACGTGGGTCGGCGGCGTCACGAATTAAGTCAACCGTTTGGTCGATCGTGTATTCATGGTTACGATACTCGAACCGTCCAATAACACTTTCTCCCAGCCGTTGCGCCTGTGTCACTTCGACTTCTTCGCCAACCTTTTCAAGTGCCATATACGTTTTATCTTTATCGCTGCCATGTTCTCCTATTAACGCTTTATATCCATGAAAAATACGCGCTTGCATATCGCGTGTGTTAGATTCCTTTAATAAATCAATTAACCGTTCACGTCCAAACTCTTCTAACTGTGTCATATGCTCGTGTCTCGCTTTCTAATATTCTCCCTTGTAATTACACTCAACCTATATTAAAACGCATTACGCTTCGTTTTTGGCGTATTCAACTGCCTTCCAGTAGTCGCTATTCTTAATTTTAGGCTTGGCAATCTTGTCAGCCAAACGATTCTTAATCACGCCTCGACCGTCAGGGTTCATAACGACGTTATAGCCATCAAATCCATTTTCTGTGCGACTAACCAATTTAGCGTATCCAGCCACCGAATTAAACGCCTTGGCGTTCATGGCCGGTTCTTCTCTGTCTTCACTGGTTACTAACGACCATAGCGTGAATAATACGTCACCTTTGTAATGGATAGCCCACGTACTGAACTTAGATAGTAACGTTTGAAGTGTGCCATAAGCTGCACGACCGTCAGTGTTGCGTCCGACCTTGCCAGCTTGAATTGCTTCAACTAACGTTGTTTCTACTGCTGAAATATTATCAAACACGACCAAGTCATAATCCTTAGCCATGTTATCAATTTCAGCGATAAATCCATCGGCGTCATTATAGTCTGATAATTCCGGCTCAACTACCGTAACTGTATCTTCGTGACCAGCCAACGTACTGTACGATCCATCAAAACTGATAACTAACTTTTTACCAGAGTGGTTTAAAGTTAATGCTGTTTTCCCAGATCCAACTTGTCCAAGCACCACATAAATGTTTGCGCCGTCTTTCAAATTCTTTACTAGTTTCAATTCGAAAACCTCCTAATTTTTGTCGTTATTTTTCTAATTCTCTAATTGGAAAACACTATTTTTCCACCTCAAGAACCATTCGACTGTTTAAATATAGCATGTAGCAATTAGAAAATCAAGCATAATTAGAAAAAATTAGAAACTTTTCTAATTGCTCAAAACCAACTGTACCAAGGGGTAAGATACTACAATTAGAATAATTAGAAACACTAATGTTCCTTTTATACCTATACCCCCTTTATAGAGCAAAAAAATAATTACCGGAGAAAAGTTCTAATTTTTCTAATTCCTGTTTATTTAGGATTAGAAACTGAAGATTTCTCCGGTAATTATTAGTATGTCTGTCATTTGATTAGTTCTATAATACCACGCCTACAAATTACCGTCAAACTCATAGACTATCTTTTTAAGCCCTTGCTGCATGATATGTTTCTGTGACCATTCCGAATTATCATCAATAAAAACTGGCTCAATTTCTCCGGCCTCGATTTTTTCAACGCGATTATATAATTCGGTAATCATGTCGGCTAAGTCTCCGTTGGCTGCAACCTTGCTCATGTCGTAAACACGATAGTTAAGTGACTTTTTATCAATGGCGACAATGTAGTAGTTCTTAACTTGTGGCTGAGTAGCCATGTAAATCCACGCTTGCATTTCATAATGCGTGTTGTAAATCCAATCGTCGAACCGTTCGCCGTTCCATACCCGATTAAAGTTTGGCACGGCTACGAACTTGTAATCGATAATCGCGTCATCGCTCAATGTATCTATACGACCTTCAAACGCCTCGTGTTCGATTTTAACTTCGCTACGGTAACTTGTACCCAACAACTCTTCTCGTAGCTTAGAAGCGACGCCAACGGCCTCCATGATGGTGCTGAACGATTTCTTTAACCCAAGTTCCTTGTTTCCACGCACACACATTGATTTTAAATCGTCGTCGGTAACGTCGCCATCAATACCAGCTATCATTGCGTGTGCAACTTTGCCGTACGTTAACGCGTCTGACTTCTCGTATTTGTACGCTGTTTCGTCGTGTAAGACGTAGTGAGCGTAGGCCCGTGCTTCGTTATCCAAGTAACGTGAAAGCCGTGTAAAGCTGTATTTTGTCATGCTATTCCCTCCCTGTTGCTGCCCAGATTAAGTTTTCAGCGTTGTTGTCAGTATTGTCGCCGTTGATATGGCTAACGAAATGGTAGCCGTTAGGATTCGGCACAAACGCTTTAGCAATTAATCGCGATACAACATGAGCCTTACCGCCAATCATAGCAATTGGCGAACCCTGAACGGTTGGTGTCTGTGTTAGAATCCGCTGTTTGAAATGTTTAACATAGCCGTTAGAAGATTCGCGCGTTCTAGCCAAGCTAACAACTTGGCCGGCTGAAGTGATCGCGTAGCCGGGATGTTCTTTCAGTTCTACCAGTTCTCCGACTGGCAATACTAATTTTGTTATTTCATCCAACAATTTTGAATCCGATACCGTACCACGTTGGCTTAATAATCCTTCTATTGTTTTCATATTATTTCTTACCTTTCTGCATAACCGCATAAACTAAAAACCCGCCTGCAACCATTCCAATTAATAAACTTGCAACATCAATAACTAACATTTGTTTGCCTCCTTAGCAATTGTAATTAAATTAAACATCAACGCTTGATCAAAGTCTCCCATAGCTGTAACTGATACGTGACCGTCAGCGTAAACGATAATGTAGCTGCTATCCTTAAGCCAATAGCTTCTCATGGCACCGTCTGCAGATTGCGTTTCATAACTAACCCCATATAATCCTAACATCGCAGCCACTTTTTTGTTGCTTTCTTCAAATTTCATATTTGTAACTTCCTTTCCCTTTCGATATATTAACTATAACATCATTAAATTTAAAATACAAGTATTATTTAAAATTATTTTTATACAACAAAAAAGCCGCTATTGCTAGCGACTGATTCGGGAGGTTACCGAGGTATGAAAGGTAGTTCCCTCGGTACTCATTAAATATACCATACCTATATATGTGTTGCAATTGTTCGGCACATATAAAAAAGCCACTCCGTTAAGAGTGACTTAATCGCGCCCGTATGGTAGTTCAGCCAACCACCGTTGGCGCATGCTGAACTTCTTCAATGACTAATGATACTACTTAAACGTGCCTAACGCAACGCCATTTTCGCGAACGGCTACATAATGCCATGCACCGTTGCTTGATTGGTAGGCTGCGTAAATGTAATTTCCGTTACGGATATAGCCTTGGTAACGAACTGATTCGCCACGGTAGTAATTAACGCCCGTATAAGACATCCCCGGCTTGTTCCAGACGCGTAAAGTCTGGTTAGCGGTAAATGTACCGGATTCACGTTTAACGCCGCTAGGGAGCTTTGTGTTGCTTTGTACGGTATTTGTTTGTAGAATCTCGACGTTACTACGTGCGATCCAACTGTTAATCCCGGAGAGAAGAACCTTTTTGCCACTAATGGCCGTTACGGTGTAGGTGTTACCGCGTACCCATGACGGAATTGCTTCACCGGTAGCCCAGTGCTTGGCCGAGAACTTCACCTTAACCTTGTCACCTTTTTTAATGTCTGCCTTAGGCGTGTATTCGGCTTCTTTACCGGTATCAACAGCAGGCGTATCGGTTACTGGCTTGTTGTTCTTAGTGTAGCCGTTGTCAGTAATACCAGTTAAGTCGATGTTACCGTCTAATCCGCCAGCGATATATGTGCTAGTGAATTGGAACAAGGCTACGTTTTCCCATGATGGAAAATAATTGTAATTAGGCTTTGGCGTAACATTGTAGTCCGGATATTCACCGAGCCATAACTTATATGTCTTTGAAATCTGACCAAGATAAACATGAGCATTGAAATAGTTCAAGTAACCGTAAAGCATTGGCGTGTAACCGGCGTTTTTAATACGCTGTAATGCGTATAAGATTGCATCGGTGTTAGCCTGCTTGTCACCACTAGCGCCATCTTCATAATCTAGCGCAACAATTGACCCTTTAGGTGTCTGAACTTTAGGCAACATGTAATCAAGCATCGCCTTTGCTTGCGTCTTGCTTGAACCGAATTCACCCCACAAGTAAGTGTGAGCACGTTTCCCAGCCGCGATAGCTGACGCAACCTGTGACTTGTAAGTCCATTGGTCGTATAGCTTGCCGTGAATCGTGCCGCCGGCTTGCGAGATGACAAACTTGTCGGACGAGT